ATCTCAAAAGTACACACCTAAAAACACACCTCCCGACAAGCTACTTGCAACAAAACCCCGCTACGGCCATGTTGTAAAACCCTTCGTTGCGGCATCCATTTTCACCCCTCATCTTTGTAAGGAAATCACGCAAAACTGATTTATCCTTAACATGAAAACATTCATTCTGTCAGACGGCTCACTCAACACAAAACGCCTTATCATCCCGACCTCGGCGATTGATACGAAGGCGTTTGCCGAGAACCCCGTCATGCTGTATATGCATGACAGAAACAATGTCATTGGGCGTTGGGAGAAGTTGCGGATAGAAACGGAGAAGCTTATGGCTGACCCCGTTTTTGACACGGAAGACACGTTCGCTAAGAACATTGCCTCGAAGGTCAATAACGGATTCCTGAAAGCCGCCAGTATCGGCGTTCGTAACGTAAAAGGTTACGAAACCGAACTGGAAGATGGCTCGAAGGCAATTCAGGTAACTTACTGCGAGCTTTGCGAAGTTAGCATCGTTTCTGTACCCGCCAACCGCTCCGCCCTTACGCTGTACGATAAGGATAATAATCCTGTACTGTATGAATCAGCCATCGAACTCGCCGATTTTCCGGCAATCAAACCATTAACCAATTCCAAAAAAGAAATGGACACTAAGAAACTTGCCAAACAACTTGGCTTGCCGGAAACGGCTACGGAAGAACAAATTGAGGCATCGTTATCTGATGCGATGAAAGCTCAGGGCGATCTGACGGCTTTACGAAATGCCAATAAAACCACCCAAAAAGCGAAAGCCGTAACGCTCACCGATGCCGCAATTACGGACGGACGTTTGCCGAAAGAGAATAAGGAAACCTTTCTTTCTTTTGCTGACCGGGATTTTGATCTTTTCGAGAGAACGCTTGCCGCTATTCCGAAGCCGGTCAGCTTAGCTGACTACGTCAAGAAGGGCGTTCAGAACTCTACGAAGCAAAAAGAAGGGAGAAAAGACTGGAATTTCAGCAAGTGGCAGGAAGAAGACGCTAAAGGTTTGCAGGATATGCAGCTCAACGATAGTGAGGCATATCAGGCTCTGTACGAAGCCGAGTTTGCGGACTAAGCCCGTCCTTAAAATTAATCCAAAATCACTTTTAAACGATAAATAAAATGCTTCTCCAAAAATTGTGGATGAAACGGATCATGCAGAATCTGTTCGCCCTAAACGCTTTTCTTGCATACTGCCAAAACTGGGACGAGTACGTTCAGGCAGGGATTAAAACGTAATCGTGTGGTAGTCCCTGCTACTATCACCAAGCGTACCGATACTGGTATTGAGTACGATATGACGAATTACACCTCTGACCCCACGCTGGTTCAGGAGTTGGAAACATTACAGGCTTCGTACCCAAAAATGCAAAATGTTATCAACAATATGTTGATGAATATCCGCCAAGGAATGGCACTTGATATTCTTTATTCATGGAGGCCAACCGCTGCTAATTTGATCGAAACCACTGGAGCAATAAAAGTAAGTGGTCTTGCCGGAACAACCGGAAGCCGTAAACTCATTTCTTTCGCTGATTTGGTGGCACTTGCTACGAAAATGGACGAAGACGAAGTTCCTGAAGAGGGTCGTAAATTATTGCTACCGTCCACGCTGTATAATACCCTCCTTCTTGATGAAGACATCAAGGAGAATTTCAACAGCAAACTCGCTGATTTGAGCAAAGGTATCGTGGGTAATGTCCTCGGTTTTGAGGTGATGAAACGCAGTAAGGTTCTTGTGTCAAGTGGTGCTGGAGTCATTAAATTACCCGGTGCCGCCGCCGCCGCAACGGATAGCCATACTGGTATTGCGTGGCAGCCCGCATTTGTTGGGGCATCGAAAGGTAATGTGCAGGTTTACGCTGACGCAGAACCTCGACCTGAATACTACGGACGTGTCATTTCAAGCGAAAGCAACGCTGGAGGCAGCAAATGCTACGCTGACGGACGTGGCGTGTACGGTATTCGTCAAGCCACCGCTTAAAAAAGTACTCATAGGTTAGTTTAGGTTAGATAGAACAGCCCCCGCTGCTTTGTACCCAGCGGGTGGCTTTTTCTCAACCTACGCACCTTCACTCATAACACCCCCCGAAGAGCGAGCGATAATCCCTGTGGCGTGATAACCACAGGGTAGCTCATTACTTCACAAACGATTCAATTATGAACGCAATTGACACATTAAAGAAATTTCCAAAGTTGAAATCGGTCTGGACTTCGGGTCGTGAAACTCTCTTCACAAAAGAGGAGGCACAGGCTCACTCGAAGCATTTCAACCTCGCAGCTCCAACTGAAACGACCCGTGAGGCATCAATTGGAAAGGAAGAAAAAGGCGTGACCATTTTGCCAACCACACCGAAGGTGGCAAATGACGCAAATGCCGATCAGAATGCTGCTGACGAAAAGGCTGCGGAAGATAAGAAAGCCGCCGATCAGAATGCTGCTGACGAAAAGGCTGCTCAGGCGAAAGTTGCCGACGAAAAAGCCGACAAAAAAGGTAAGTAAACCACCAAAAAACTAAGGGATTATGGCATTGCCAGGAGTAGAAATTATAGTTGAAAATGGGGCTTTAGGTCGGGCTGCTACTACGTCTGATGGCGTAGCGGCACTTATCGTAGTTGGTATGTCGAAAACAGACCTTCCGCTCTATACACCCAAGCAAATTTTTTCACTGACCGAAGCTGAGGCTCTGGGACTTACCCAAGCCGCAGATGTAACCGACAAGGTAGATACTTGGCTACAAATCAAAGAGTTCTATGACGAAGCCGGGAACGGTGCAGAACTCTGGATCATGACCGTGCCGCTGACCCGCACCATGACGGAGTTGTTAGACCCAACCGTGACGATCAATTCAGCTCGTAAATTGTTAGATTATGCCCAGGGGCGTATCCGGTTGCTCGGAATCAGTCGTTTTGTTGAGTCCACGCTGACTTACGCTCAGGTAACGCAGGGTGGAATTGACGAAGATGTTCATACCGCTCTGCCGAAAGGCAACGCACTGGCTCTCGAATACCGGAACGAATTTAAACCGTTTAGTATTTTGATTGACGGGCGTGGGTGGAACGGTGTTGTCGCCGATCTGACGGATTTAAGAACTTATAATTTCCCGAAATGCTCCGTGGTGTTGAGCACTTCGCAACCAAGCAAAACCGCCGCTTCGGTGGGTCTGGTGTTGGGCAGAGCGGCGAAACTTCCAGTTCAAAGAAATATCGGACGGGTAAAAGACGGCACGTTGAATGTCTCGAAGCTTTACTACACGAATGGTGGAAACATCGAAGATTTTTCAGGTGCTCAAATCGAAGCAATTCACGACAAAGGTTATATCACGCCGCGTACTTACGTGGGTAGAACGGGCTATTTCCTCGCCGATGATCCTACCGCAACACTCGCTACTGATGATTACTTGACAATTGCCAATAACCGGGTGATTGATAAGGCTCTCGTAATTGCTTACAGCACTTATGTGAACGAAATTAACGACGAAATTCTGATTGATGAAACCGGGAAATTGGAGTTGACGCAAGTGGCGTATTTGGAGCAAATACTGCGTAATGCACTTAACATCAATATGGTTTCGCAAAGTGAAGTTTCAGCGGTTGAAGTCTATATCGACCCTGCTCAGAACGTACTCTCAACTGACCGTCTGGATGTTGTACTTCGCATTACCCCCGTGGGTTATCTAAAATCTATTGTGGTGAGCTTAGGATTCAGAAACCCGGGAGTGGGAGCGTAAAAAAGCCAAATTTAACAACCTTTAATCAGTATTTAAAATGTCAGAATTTAACGGAGAATTTGGCTGGAAAGACGTAACAATAAGCGTTGAAGGTCAGATAGTGTCAAGAGGCACTGGGTGTCGCTTCAAGGAGGAAATTGAGCGTGAACTCATCTACGGGAAGGGTAACAAGCCCATCGACGTAAATGACGGCAACGTAAAGTTTGAAGGCGAATTGAAAATGCATCAGTCAGAACTCGCAAAAATGATTCTCCTGAAAGGGGATAAGGGCGTTCGTGGATTGCGGGACATCACAATTGTGATTGCCTACGCAAAAGGTCTGAGAGTGCAAACAAGAACGCTTATCGGTTGTGCATTTTCTTCTCTTGAAGAGGCTTACAACCAAAACGATAAGTTTGCCGAGGTTAGTCTGCCATTCATTTTTATTGATATTATTTACGCATAAAAAAAATGGAAGCGAAGGCGATAGAACTCTTTACCCGATTTCCTCAGCTAACCATATTGTGGAGAGCCAATGACGGCACTTACTTTGTTGAGTTAGATGACTGTGAGGAGTACGTTCGGACGAGCCTCAAAGGGATTGGCGGTTTTACGGAAGTGATACGAACTAATCCGCTTCCTCCTGTTCCGAGCCCAATAGGCCCTAACCGCCCAATTTGGGTGTATGTTGCCAATCCAATTGTTGCAAATGGACTTCGCTACGATAACGTAGTGAGTTTCTCCGGAGACCGATTGGGTCAGATGGGCGAAGTGGTTCATACTACCAATAATATTGGAGCTTTCAGGGTTGGGAACTGGGTTCATGTATTGAGCCGCTCAGGAGCAACTGCCGGAAACTACAAGTTTGGTCAGGTGACCGCGACAAACGGTAATCAACTTACCATCAATTTTGTGGTTTGGACGGGCGATGCACTCGCCACGCACAATGATTGGGACGTAGTACTTACCGGACAACGTGGGCCGATCGGACCGACCGGGCCGCAGGGAGGTCAAGGTATTCAGGGAGTTATCGGACCGACCGGACCAACCGGACAAGTTGGGCCTCGTGGGCCGATGGGTAATCCCGGTGTTGGACACACCCAGATTTTGAGCGGAAGCGGTGACGTGACCGCCGCAATCAATCAGTTTACAATGGCGGTTGGTGACATCTACCTTGACACGACTGGCGGGGCATTGTGGCAAAAAACAGACCTTACCGCTCCACCGAGCAGCGGCGTTTACTTGGTGCTACCAAACAATACGTACTTCGTCAAAATTGCGGATATGCGTGGGCCGAGAGGCTACGGTTTTGAGAATATTACAAGCAGTACATCATTGTCAATCACGGTTGCAAGTAAAGTAATTACTGTCAATAACCCGCAAGCCTTAGCAGTCGGGCAATACATACGCTCTACTGTTGTAGGCGGTGGGAGTGCGGGGCAATACATGAGCGGGGCAATTACAGCAATCAATGGTAATAATATCACTTTTTTGGTTGACGAAATCAATGGTTCAGGAACTCAGGCAAATTGGAGAGTCACACTGAATGGGCCAAAAGGTTCAGGACGTTCCGTGCAAACGGTTGCAACAGCTACTCACACAATCAGTCAAGCAACTGATGTTGATAATGTGCTTATCATGGCGTTTGAAGGAGCGAAAACACTGACAATACCAAGTAATTACCCTGCTGAAAAGCTTTTGACCATCATTAATGCCGCCGAAACGGGAAATATCACCGTAACATTCCCCGGTGGGGTGAAAGGAAATTACGTAGCAACGCAAGCATTCACCATTGCCGTTAATTCGGCTTCTGACTTGTTTACGCCGCTGCCTACCACGTTTGATGCAAAAATGGTGATGATGAAAACAGCGGCAAACTATTGGGTAAAAATGAATTAAAATGACCGTAAGAAACGCATTAAAATATACGCTGCTGTTTTGGGACCTAACTGAAGAATCAAACTGGACGCATTTTAATAATAAGGTAAAGTATGGCATTATGGTGAATCTGCACCGTTTGGGGGCGTTTATGGGTGAATTTGAAGTCCTCAAATTGGCGTGGCAATCAGATGTGTTTGAACTGCTTGAGGTAAATACCGGAAGCCGTTATCCTGATTTAGATCGACTCGAAACGGACACCGCTTACTTTACGCAGATTCAGGATTTAGAAGCTCAGTTTATCGCCGCAAATCCCGAACTGCAAGCGTATTTGAACCAAACGGTTACAACATATTCTATTTATACGATTGACAGGGCGGAAATAATGATGTTTGACGATCAACAATTTTTAACAGACGAATTTCCAGAAGTATTTGTAGCAGCTTTAAACTAACCAGTAATATGAAAAACGAACGGGTAATACATATTTTTCAGAATCTCGGAACGCTCGAAATTAGCAGTGTTCTGACCGCAACTGTCAAGTTCGGAATACTGAAGAATAAGTCAAAAATGAAAGAAACGCTATTAGAGTGGGAAGCCATGAGTAACGAGCTGTTTGCTGAGGCAAAAACAGCAAATGAGTATGACGAGGAACTTGCCGCATTGGATGCAGGGTATAAAGCACAAATGGATGAGCTGTGTAACAACTACGCCAATAACCACAACCGATATATAACGTGGAAAAACGAGGAATCAACTTACGTACCGTTTCAGATTGACATAGATGAGTTTATCAAGTGCCAGAATTACAGCACCATGCTTGTTTTTAACTGTTACGAAATCTTTGTCGAGAATCCAGACAATAGCCTCGCAACTCCCCAAGCTGAGGGTTGAAAAAGGAAGGTACGTAACGGCTGATGAAATAGTATCCTGCGAGGCAGATGGCAATTACAGTATTGTCACGCTGACCAACAAAGTCAAATTTGTATCGGGGTATTGCCTCAGCCACTTTATGAATCGTTTTCCGTACAAATTTATCCGGGTAAACAGGCAGGTAATAGTTGATAAAGAGCGGTGTAAAATAGAAGAAACGGGCGTTCGGCTCGGTAGAAGAAAATACAAGTTTTCACGCAGAATGAAAAAAAATGGAACAGGCAAAAAAAAAACAACCGATCAATCATAAACCGTTAGGCAAAATGGCACAACTCAATAAAGCAGGCCTCAACGAAGAGTTGAGTGATTTAGAAGCACAGATTGAAAAACTTAAAGCGGTAAAGTTCAAGCAAGAACAAGAAGCTGCCCAAAAAGAAGCTGAACGTAAAGCCGCTGAAAAGAAAGAACGCCTCGCTGAAAAACTGTTCAGTGCATTCGCCGAAATGGGAATGCAAGTTCCTGATTTTCCTCCAGTGGGCGTTCATCGGGAAATTCCTGAAGTGCAGACCTCAACGGAGCAAGCGGCTCCGGTTGTTGAGGCTCCGGCGGCAAAACCAATCCGTGAGATCGGCAAAGGAATCAGTACCCAAAAAGGGTTGTACCTGATGATCGGCATCTTTGCGGTATTTTTCCTTTGGTTTATTGGTTACGGAGTTTTCGGCTCAATGAATGATTCTGAAGTACGGATCACCAACGCCGCTTACCTGCATTTTATCAGCCATATTTGGTTGAGTATTTCCGTAGTGTTGGCGGGTTTCGGGATTCAGTTTCTGTTATTTAATCAGCAATGCCGCTACCTCTGGACGAACGTTCAGACCGAACACAGCTTTCAAACCGACTTCTGGAGTCCATCCTACGAAGGGCTAATCAGGCTAATCACCTGCCTGTTCACGTGGGCATTTCCGACATTCATAATAGCTTGGGTATTTCAATTGATACTCGGCTGAAAGAAGAGCACGACCGCTCAAGAAGATGCCGAAAACTCGCTGCGACCGAGGTTCTTGATTCGTTCAGGATAGGCATCAAAGCGTTTTTTTAACTTTTAAACCCGTTTATTTTATGAAACAATTTCTTTCAATTTTCACCTTCTTACTTTTCGCTTTTGTGGCGAGTGCCGCACCGCCAGAACCTAATAATTTGCAGGAACAGGCAGAATTTGCCACCCGGAGCTGCATCGTGAATTACTACGAGTCTCAAGCGGCTCTGAGTATCGTGGAGCAGACAAACCGGAATGACCACGAAGCTATCGACGGCTACTTTGCATTTATTGGGCTTGAGAGGCTAAATAAACCCGGAACAAGCTATTTGGCACGTGCGTATTGTGGGGCATTTCTTGCCAACGCCTGGTTGCGATGTATGCCACGAGTCCCGTTCATAAAATTTAACGCAAGACTTGCAAGTGTTGACGGTTGGCGATACAGCGGGAAAGCGGCTCTCGTATCAAAAGATAAAGCCGATAAGGGCGATGTAGTAGCTTTTCGAGCATTTAGGCACGTGGAAGGTATAATCGACCGACACCCGAACCCAACTTTTCAGTTCTTTACCGTGATAGGAGCTAACACTTCCGCACCGCGAGAACTAAAGGAAAAACGGGGAGGCGTGTATCGAAAAACCCGATTGTGGCGTGATATATCGCACGTTATCAGCGTTGAGAAAACGCTGCAATTGATCTAAACCAAAATTCAATCCTGCCCTGCCCAAACGGGGAGGGCATCTTTAATTACTGACCTCAAAAATGAAAGAATCAAAAAAAGTTACTAAAGAGGCAATCGAAGAACTTAAGAAGGAGCATAAGCAGGTGTTTGTTCTCGAAGTTAATTTGGATGGCGATGATACGGAAGAACTTGATGTACAAGAAAAGCCAAAAGCTTACACCGATGGCGTAATTGCCGAATTTGAGCCAAAGCCCGGCACGTTCTACGCAGTATTGAAGAAACCAAACAATAGAGTGAGGGGATTCGCGATGACGAAACATCCTGATCCCTATCAGATCGGAAACGTGATATTGACTAACTGCACTTTGTTGGCAGATGATGAAATCGAATTAAATGATGATGTCAATTTCTTGGCGGCAATAATGGCTGCTGGAATAGTTGACGTGGGAGGTTCTGGTAAGATAAAAAAATATTAGAATCCATCCCGGAATTACCGCTGGACGATAATATCGGATGGGAAATCAAAGCGGGGGCGTGGATTCGATACTTTTTCAAAATAGACCCCGATGAACTGAGCGACGTTGATTTCGTGATGATCTGGCGGGAAGCCCAATATCTATTACAAGAACTCCAACCTATTAAACGGGAACGGAAAAAGTTTACTAACAACTTCTAAAAGCAGCAATGAACCTCAGCGTTACCTGGAATTTGATGGACAGGATGACCCCGGTTATGAACCGTGTATCCCGCTCGGCTCAGTCGGCTCAGAGAGTCATTGAGCTGTCAAATCAGTACGTGCAACGCAGTTTCAACCGCTCGGGGGTTACGGTTTCCTCACTCCGGGATAAGATAGATTCCCTCCGCAAATTCCGTGACGGTCTCCGCATTGGCATTGATGATCAGGACATCAGACGGGCAAACGGTGAGCTGACAATACTACAACGAAAAATTGACGGCTTAGAACGCCGAAACTCCAGAGCTGACGGCTCACGGCGTGGTGGTGGAATGTTTGGCGGCATAATGCCGAGTGGAATTGCTGCTGGAGCTTTGCTCTACGGAGCGTTGAACGTTGGCGGTGCCGCTCTGAATAACGGCATGGAGATGGGCAGGAACGAGGAAACGTTCAAGGCGTTTGTGGGAAATGCCGGAAAAGCCAACGCCATCCTCGACAAGGTAAAGGCGTACTCTGAAAAATATGCTGTTTACGACCGTAATACGGTTACGGAATCCGCCACCAGAATCGCTTCAACGTTTGGCTACGATCAAACGATGGCGATAACCGAGATGATTGGTAAGCTCGCCATGGGCGATGCTACACGG